AGTCCAGTGGATGTGCCTCCCCCTGGGAGTACTTCCCCTGTCTGGTCGAATGACCCTATGTAGGTGGTGTCTAGGTATTTCTTTTCTGGCCTCATTCCGATATCTCTTGCTGATCGTCCATATCTTCCCCACGCACCTCCTGTGCGGGTAATCCCTGGCATAGCGACAGGCACTGAATAAGTTGTCGTAGCACTCGGAGCCACCAGCACATTTCCCCTACGTGCTCTTACAATTCTTCTAGTTGTAGGCTTGTCTGATCTTTTGCGTTTCCGCAGGGTCACAACTTCCATCGACATGTTAACGGCTTTCTGTTAACAGTCGGTGTTGACCGTTATATATAACGGTAACTAAGGTTTCTCACGAAACCATTACTTGTGTAGCAATTTTCGTTGACCAATCAGAATGCACCTTAAATGGGGGGTAGTGTGGTATAAAAGGAGGTGACACTCGAGGCGCTTAATATTACTTAGCGCCTCCCAGCTCCTTTTGCCACTGATTGTGTTGATTTAAATGAATGGAAGTCAGACCGAGGAAGAGAAGAAGGTTACTACTCCCCGCAACTCCGGAGGAAGTGGAGTGGGAGGAGACAGAGGAGGGGAGTTTGGTTATTCCGACCCCATGTTTAGCGACAGCAGTTCCGATTCTTCCGTTACCAGCGGAGACAGCACCTACAACTCCTCCGACGATGAGTTCCTCTGTTCAACAGAGGAGTACGAGGAAGAAGAGCCTGCCGAACCCTACCGCTCACCCCTTACTCGCCCCTTCTACAACGCCAACTACTGGGACAACTTCTACACGAACCTTCAGACTCGCAACGAAGCAGTTATATCTGACTTACCCTCAATGTTCTGTGAAGAAGGAGGTAGTCTTGCAGCGGATAAAGGAAATGTGGAAGGAGAACCTGCTGTGGGCTCTTGTAGCGGAGGAACTTCACAAGGACGGGACCCCTCACCTCCACGCCGCCGTCTGTTTGAAAGACCGATGGCAAACCCGCAGGGTAAACGCCTTGGACGTGCTTACTGGGCAACACGGAAATTACCAGTCGATGCGGCGCCCGGTGGACGTGCTGAAGTATTGCATGAAGGACAACAATTATATAACCGAGGGTATAGACGCCCCAGAGTACGTGCGCCTACGGGAGAAGAAGCAGAGCACGAAGACGAGCGTAATGGCTACCCTAATAAACGAAGGAGGTTCCATTGAAGATGCTAGGCTTGCCGATCCAGGGTTCTTTCTAATGCACAAAGCGAAGATAGAGGGGTACCACGCTTACATGCAAAGAAGGTTAGCACCTACAACGCCTCTTAAGCCCTGGACTGTACCTGTTCTTACCGCCTGCCTCCCCGAAGAGCGAGACATTTTAGACTGGTTGCAGAACAATATAAAAGTAACACGCACCGCCGCACAAGAACACTTGTATGTCTGGGGAGATACTGGGCTTGGGAAAACGACCTTTCTAGCAAGCTTACGGGAGTACCTCCGGGTGTACGATATTCCTCCTTCGGAGGATTGGTATGATACTTATGAAGATGGCCAGTATGATATAGCTTTTCTCGACGAATTCAAGGCTAATAAGACACTTCAGTGGCTGAATTCGTGGCTTCAAGGGCACCCTTTCTTGCTAAAGAGGAAAGGGACTAGCCCGTACCTTAAGAAGGACAACTTGCCAACTATTATTTGTTCCAATTATTCGATTTACGATGCTTACAATCACACACTCCCTCACCATCTTGCTCCTCTAGCAAGACGTGTGCAATGTGTACACATTCATGCACAAATAAATATCTTTCGAGCCCCTTCCCCTTAAAAAACTACACCAACACGAGAATGTTTTCGAGTCGTAAGTGCGGTACGCACGGTGTGTTTTTTAATTCTCGTAGAAGAACTACAACGCCCCTCCTTACTCCAGAGCCCCTATGCACTCCAGAGTCCCAGAATGCTCTAATTATCGAAGAATAGCCCAGGGTCTAGACGAAATTGGGTCCCTAGACCCCTCTTAGCTCCTAGGTTCCGCAAAAGTCCGCAGGACTTTTGTGGATGGTCAATATCCGGCCCCGCTACTACAAAGCCTATCGCTACATTGTATATTTTCTCTCGTTGGTGAACTACAACTTTATTGGTTAACCCATGAACCGGATTCGCGTTATCATCGCGAAGTTAACTGTATCGTCGGTGGGTGCTGCAGCAGCTATCAATATTAGGTTGTTTGAACGTACCTCTGTAATTGCCCCTGTTGTGCCCGAGAACTCTAGTGGAATGTTGCACCTCTTGTTGTACTTAATGCATTTGTATAAAGAGGTAGATGTTAATACATCAGCCGCTGTTAGTGCCAAGTTCATAGAGTTTACTGCGAAGAACCAGTCTTTCAGTATTCTGAATCTCTTAGAATTATCTAGGTTGTTAAATCCGTTAACTCCATTTACTACGTCTGCAAATGCCGGGTAAGCCCCGTTTGCCTGTGTGTCCAGAACCAACATCATTCTAATCACGCAGGAACTTATTCCTGCGTTAAGGGGTAAGTTCACGTATCCTCTGAGATGAATGCTCCTTATGTAGCACTCTCTCCCATCTCTTGTAACTGCTGTGTCTCCTTGTGGAATCAAGTTAAGTCCAGTGGATGTGCCTCCCCCTGGGAGTACTTCCCCTGTCTGGTCGAATGACCCTATGTAGGTGGTGTCTAGGTATTTCTTTTCTGGCCTCATTCCGATATCTCTTGCTGATCGTCCAT